TCACCTGTTACTCCTGTACCATGTAAATTAATATGACCATCAGCTTGTAAATTAATATCACCATCAGACTTCATGTTGATATTTCGTTTTGAATGAATATCTAAATCACCACCCGACCATAACTGCAATTTCCATTTAGATGAAATATCAGCACGGTCATTGTAACGAATCATCACCTCATCATCATAGGTGTGTACTACTTTACCTTTGACATATATATAATCATCATGCAATCGAATATCATAATTATCACCTTTCACATAATCTGTTCTATTACCATTGTGATCTATTTCGTAATGTGTACCTGACCGATGAAACTGATGAATACGCTCTGCCCCAGGTGTGTCATCATACTCCATAATGTGACCTGACTCAGATTCATAAACATGGTTGAATGGATACCTTGCATTGAAATCACCTGTTGGTTGATTCCACATACCAAGCTCTTCTCCTGTTTCAGGATCAGGCGAACCAATATTAATTTGTCTTTCTCGCATATCTGCTTTCCAGCAGAGTGCCCAATGTGGGTTGTGAGGAATAACTACCCCACCACCAAGATACGCAGAAAATTTAGAATTATCTACCGCACTAGCACTTACTGTAGATGATCCTAAACCATTACCACCACCAGTCCAAGAAATACCTCCTGGCCCAGACCAAGGTTGTCCATCAACTGTTCCCAATGTCATTGTAAAAGAAGTACCACTATCAGAACAAGATATTAAACGAAAAATTCGACCATTGATTTCTTGCATCCCACGAACACCAGCAATTTGTACAATATCTCCTTTTTGTAACAGTGGTTTAGCCGGTTCCCCTTTACTCAAATTCGGATCAGAAAAATAGGTTGTACTATCCCCCCACAAACTAGAAGCAGTAGTTACCGACTTTCCATCTGTACTGGAAATTGGAATACCACCCATTGCAAGTGCATTTGTATCTGGAGTAGGAACAACTACAAGATCAGTTTCTTCTACATTCGCCCACTTGATATCTTGTCTACCTTTAGTAGCATCATTAATATTATAAATGCCTGTTCCGTAATGTCCGTGATTAAATAGGTTCATTACTGTTTCACGTTCAGTAGGACTTAAATGTCCTTTCTGCACCCAACGAACTCTTGGATGTGGCACTCGATAATCTTCACCATTCAAGGCCCAATAACCAGTTTCTTGGCCAGAAGCACTTCCCCAACTAGCTCTAGTATCTAGAGGATCAATACCTGTTAATGATGTTGGGTCTGTAGATACTGCGGGTGTGTCTCTGGTTACTGGAAATGCAGGACCGTAGGTTCCTCCTTTTGATCCATAATCTCTATCTTCGGACCAAAATGTAGGTTCTAAATATCCTGTAGAAAAAATAATTCCTTTACTACCTTTTTCTTCTCCCCAAGCATATGCCTTTCTGGGCATATCCACTGACCCTGTATATGAAGGATCTTTATCGTTACCTTCCGCAGAGTATGTGTAAGAATCTGCCCAACGAAATGTTCCAAATTTTGTCCAACTTGTTTTGAATCTTTCGTCAGCAGTAATTCGTCTAGTAGTTTTAAATAAAGAATGAAGAACATCTGCATGGGTTGCTCTAACATACGCCGATGGGGTTGTATCAGCAAATTCCCATAATGCCTTATTGTCTTTATCTAAATCTTGTATATCTGGATGATCCCCGCCTGGTTTATCAGACCAATCCATAACTCTTGGGATTCCTTTTTTAATTTCAGAAGGATCAACTAAAGGTGGTTTTTCCGTTGGTGTAAAAGAACCAAGATTTCCATAAGACATAGTACTTGGAGGAAATGGAATATTTCGTTGATCAACTGTAGGATCAAAAAAACCTTTTTCATAATCCAAATATTCATTTGCAGAACCAGGAATTTTTGTAGAATATTGCTCTACAAACTTTTTATAATCACCACGATTTTGAGCCCAGGCACGCTTTGCATTTTTATTACCTCTGGCTGCAGTTGTGGTATTATCCCCCGGCAACAATCCCATTACAATCCATTCTTGAAGTGTACCAGGATCCTTTGCAAACCCTACCACCCAAGAACCTTCTACTACGGCTGACGATTGACCAATACCAGCCAAAGCAGTAGCAGTCGCTGGTTGCATTACTTGTGACCAGGGTAAATCTTTAGTTAAGATTTTTTCTTTACTATCATCATGTATTCCCAACCAACGAACTCGTACTCGACCTAGTTGTTCAGGATCAAATCTATCTTCAACTACACCTATACCCCATTGGAATACTTCTTGACCTAAAAACGACATATTAATATTTCTCTATTCTTCATAGCAATATTTATATGAAATATAGGGAGGTTATAAATAGTCATCTAAAGAGGAATGGCTGCGGAGGCAGGGGACGATCCTGCACGGTACCTATGTACCACCAGAGAAACAGTCTGGCGTGTCTACCAATTCCACCACTCCGCATCTTTTCCTTTCACGGGCCCGGACGACGCCCCGTAAGTTATTGAATTTTCACATATTCGCCACTATCTGTCTTACACTATAATCATTCATTGCATGAAGTAATCGAGTAATACCAATACCACCACCAACTCTAGGTATCATTTTCAAACTTAAAAAATCATCAAGTTCTTTTTCTACTCTATGCTGACCAAACGCAGCAAATAATAAATCAGCATACAGACCATCACTAATAGAATGGAACTGTTCTCGCATTGCTACGGGATCTGAAGATCGTTCCGCAGACCCTATCGTTTCCTGGCCAGAAATAATAACATCTATCTTTGCGGCTGTACCATCACCATTTTGTTTCATATTCCAAAATGGACTTGTATGGTTAGGAAAGTTTTTGATCATGCATACTCGACCTTGCCATTTTTTACACATTGCATCTTCATGTTCATGGGTTAGTTCTGTTACACCAAACTCACCACACCATTCATCATAAGTTTTTGCTATTACACTATATTGTGTTCCCATACCCAAATGTTCAACTAACTCTTTTTCCATTTGTTCTAAATCTTCAATGTATCCTGGAAACTCAAACTCAAACATAGGGAAGATTATATCGTGTCTACCTTCTACTGGATTTGGTTCTTGTCTATAAGATGTAGAGACACAAAAAAATCCAGGCGATGCTGGATTGTTTAAGAGTTCATATTCTAACCACATCTGTCCGGTTTGTGGTAGAGGCCAAATTTCATCGGCATAATCAAATGTCGCTACCGTAGTAGGATCTTCACAGGCTGCTAAAATACTTAACCTGTTTTGTGTATGTACTTCTTGAAATCCTTTGGCCAAAAAAAACGACCTCAATTGGGTCGTTGCCTCCGTGAATTTCGCTGGATTAATTAACTGGGTCATATCTTTATTCCTCACAAATTTCTTTTATTTAGTATAAAACGAAACCCCACAATGGAGATACACATATAGCAAAGTGGGGTTTGGTTTACTAACTGGTCTTTTTAGAGGTTACGTTATCGTGATCAGTTTAACATAAAAAACTAGCGCTAGATTTTTTTGTAGTGGCGGTCATCGTCGGGTTCTTAAAAATTAGTAGGAAGATGATTCCCTACTCCGACATTTACGCCCCATTATCATCTATCATTTATCATAATGGTTACGTTCTCATAATTAATCTCCTATATGTCTCATGCCTCTGCTGGACTATCATCTTCAGGATCAAAATCATCGTCTACGATTTTATCATCACCTGAATAATGTATCATGCATGAATGTTGCTTAGCAAAATTCTTCGCAACATTACGGGCCTGAGTTTCGTTAGCAGAAACGAATCCAACTTTAGATCGTTTCTCTCCAACTTCTTTTACGATTAGGACATAATACTTCCCATCCCTAAATCGGATTTCGATATGTGATATTCGATTCATTATTTTTTACTGTTAAATTTATATTGAATCGTACCATCCATCCACATCTGCAAAGTAAACGAATTAATAACTGTATCATCATCTACCATTTGCACTTTAATACTTCCCGTTCCGGTATATTCTAAATTAAAATAAGGATTATTCTTAAACGCTTTATAAACTTTAGCGTACCCAGGGGATTCTGTACTGAGTATGACTTCTTCAACTACAGAGGAATTTTTCTTTGCGATGGCAGATAAAGTTATTACATTATCAAACCCTGTTGCAGCAATCATTCCTTTATTATACAATTCCCAATCCCAATCTTCCTTTAATAATGTTAATCCCTTCTTATACAATTCTACATAAAGTTCTGCTAACCTTTGTTTAGAATAATATCCTTTTACTTGTTTAAAGTAATCTCCAACTATTTCCTTTCGATATGGATTAGAAATATGTGAAATTTTTGTACAAGGTTTTCCTTTTTTCCTTCCATAGTCTTTCATCCAACTTTTACCAACAACACTATTATAAAATTCTTGGGCAACAGTCTTAAAAAGATTTATCTCATCTTTAAGTTCCTGTATCCCTTCTATTTCACCAAAGCAATCTGTTAAATTCTTTACGGCAGATTTTGATCCCATACTAATTGAGGAAACTGCGGATGCTTTAAGACTAATGGGAATTTCATAATACCACTTTACAGAGCGTTTACGTCTTAATTTCTGTATCTCTAAAACAATATCTTCACTACCTTCCCTAGACGTATCATGCCCCACTGTTTTAATATCAAAAGAATGTTCCTTTGAAATAAATTCATAATCGGCAAATACAAAATTCTTACCATTATCATAAGCAAATGAATTAAACATTTTATGGGCAGAAGCATTGCCTTGATTTATTGCTCTAGTTTTTTCAATATCTGTCAATCCCTCTGAATAATATGCAACCTTTTCATCCCGCAATTGCTTGAGGGCAAAAATATCAGTGATTATCATAAGGGATGTTTGGACGGACATCATTTCGGCAAAAGTATGAGCACAAACATACTCTGCCAAAAGACCATTGTTTCCTTTATCTTTGCGAGTTGCCATAACTATAGTATACCATACTTTTTAAAAATTGTCAAGAAAAAAAGGGGGGTCGGATAGATGTGTTCATTGTTGAACAGAGCCTTACGCAGGTGCCTCTCCAAGCATCAGGTGGAGTCCCCAGGTTACCCCAGGGACGAACCCCCCACTAACCAATTATCGGTTAGAAATTTTCGTCAGAATTATCTTCCTGATCTTCGTCGTCCTCGGAGTCATTCTCCTTTTCCACTAACGATTCGACTTCAACACCAGCGTCGATTTTCGTATAGAGGTCGAGGAACGATTCTTTTGTTTCAGCATCAAACCGGTTTACGGTCAATTCGATTGCCTTAAGCTTATCATCGAAAATACTAAAGGCACCAATGATGTGAACTAAACGGCGGGTCGAAATAATTTCATCACAACCACCTTCGTAAAAAGTTTTACGAATTACATCTGCCCACTTCACTAAATTATCGGAAAAGTCCTCATCGGCAAGGTCATGTTTACCAAGCTCGTTATTGAGAATTTTCTTTTCCATTGCAGCAGTCGGATAGGACTGTTCGATAGTGACAGGGAACCTTTCGAGGAAAGCTTCGTTCAATACATTAGTACCAATAAAGCGACCATCGTCGGAACCTTGACCCTTGGTGTTTGCTGTCGCCAAGACATTAAACCCCGGTGTAGGATGTACCCACTTACCGATTTTCTTGAGATAAATCGACGACCCCTCAAGGACAGGCTGTAGAGCCATGATCTTGTTGGAGGCAAGGTCGATCTCATCTAGGAGAAGAATCGCACCACGTTTCATGGCGGTCACAACAGGACCATCATGCCAGACTGTCTCACCATTGAGGAGACGGAAACCACCGATCAGGTCGTCCTCGTCCGTTTCAATTGTGATATTGGCACGAATATATTCCCGTTTCTGTTTGGCACAAACTTCCTTGACCAGCAAGGTTTTGCCGTTACCGGAAAGACCCGTGATAAACATGGGATAAAAGATCCGTGATTTTATCACTTCCTTCACGATATTAAAATTACCCCAAGGGACATACCCATCAAACTTTTCGGGAATGTAGGAATCTTGTTCCTCCATTACACCGATAGCAGTAGGGGCCATCATCACCTGGGCAGGTGCGATAGATTCCACATTAGATGCGGCATCCTTTTCAAATTCCCCATCGAGGTTCGGGAGGTAATACTCGCCACGGATTTCCGTCTTGAGGTCTTTACCTACCGCCCAGGCAGGAAACGATAACCCATCATAATTGTCCAGAACAGTCTGGATACTTTTCCGGGTTAAGGTCTGTGTATCGGAACCGAGAATATCAAATGCCGCACGGACAAATTCCTTGCGGGTCTCAGTCATTTTAAGTTTTGCCATATTATTGGCTCCAAATGTTTTCTGGATCAGTCCAGAAATTTACCCCATGTTTCACAACAACATCCGAATCAGCAGGTCCGAAACCCATGATCCGAATATGTGAGCTGGGGGGATTGAACATGGAACGGGTGTTATCATAAACTGCCTGTTCCAATTCGACGATCAACTGGTCATGGGCTTGACCCATAATCACGTTTTCGATCACTATGGAGTCCTGCAGCCAATCTGCCTGATCTTCATAGTCTACTACCAAATTAATTCTATCTGCCAAAATCATCTCCTAATTTCAGTTTCAAATAGTATTATACCAGAGTCCGAGGGATAAGTCAAATGCCCTCGTAAGTCATTGATTTCATTAGGAATGTTTTTGAGCTGTTCCGACTGGCCGCTACCAGTTTGCCCCCTAAAATTCCTAATGGAATCAAACACTTGCAACACTTTTCGGACGTCCGCAAGTCATTGATTTTAAAGGGTTTTTCGCCGGCGGGACGACGCCCTGTAAATCATTGATTTTATTAAACATTTTATTTGCCCATATCCTTAATGCAATCCTCGGGAATCACCATTACAGGACCTTTATTGTATGCAACCCCAATCGTCCGTACCTTACTACTGACGGGTACGGACTTCTTGGGTGCCATCATTCCTCGATTATCTAAGGATGGGACGTTTCGCCAAAATTTGATATTCTCATCTTCTTTAGATTTCTGAATATTCATATCGACTTGAACAGGACCCATCTTAAAACTAATCATGCGATAATATCCATCATGCGATTCACCAATACCTTATTCCCAAATTTTGCGTTTTGGTTTTTCTTAA